CCAAGTTCCACTCGTCATCGAACTCCCAGCCGCCCGGCACGCGCACGAGCTGACAACGGCACCAAGGGTGCATGGCGCCCAGCACCGGCTTCCAATCGGCCGCTTTACGGCCCGCGTTGGAAGTGCCTTGCTCGTACCACCAACTCGCCGGAGCGACCCGTGGCTTGCCTTCGGCGTCGCGGTAGTGCTTCAGGCAGTGCGGACAAGCGTCGGGCTCAGGCACCTTGGCGAGCAGCTCATCGTCACCGTGGCGCTCGACCACCGATCCGAGGAAGCCTTCCTGGTGAGCCATCTGACTCTCGGTCGCCGCCACGCGGCCCCAGTCGCGCTCCCACTCGCCCGCCATCTGGCCCAGGCGGGTCTTTAGCTGGCCCACCGTATCGCGCTTGGCGACCGCCTCAGACACCTCTGCTTTGATGCCACTGCGCAACCGGGTGGCCAGCGCGTCGTCATGCTCGATGATGGCCTGGCCAGCAATCTCGGAGTAGCGCGAGCCGAGCCCCACGCAGTACATGCCCGCCCGCTGGCGCGCGACGTCGTAGGCCTGCTTCTCGGGCTTGGACATCACGACCGGGTGGGCCTTGACGTGCTTCTGGAAGTCGGCGTAGCTCATCGCCTTGGCCGCTGGCGTCTGCTGCATGAGCTGGCCGAAAGCAAAGCTGTCCTTGACGAAGTCCTCTAGCTCATCGGCCTTGAGGTAGCCTTCGCTGACCAGACGATCCAGCTCAGCCTTGGGGAATTCAGAGCCGGTCGTGGCGATGGCAATCGCGGTCGACCCGTCGCGGATAATCTCTAAGATGCGTGCGACCTGCTCGGGCGTCAGTACCGCCATCGATCATCCTTCCAGAACCCCAGCGATCTTGGCCAGCATCGCCTTTCGGATCTGCCGGACCTTCCGCTGGCTCTGCTTCACCGAGTCTTCGATGACCGCGTATTCAAACTGAGCCGGCGTCTGATTGATCTGGTCATTCGGGTCGGCCTTGAGCAGCTCACGACCACTGAGCCGCTCAACCACGCGAACCACGTCCTCGGCGCGAGCACGCAGCTCGCCGGGCTTGGCCTCAATGCGGATCCTCACGATTAGGTCTTGCTGCCCGCGATGAAGTAGCTCACCGCAGCGACGTTGGTGGCGTCGTTGTTGGTCAGCAATGGGGCCGACGTGAAATCGCCACGCAGAAGCAGCTTGGCCTTGGTCCCTGTGGTTGGCGCACCAATCTTGTGACCAACGGCCTCGCCGTCGAGCTTGACCGTCAATTCTTTGTCGGTCTCGATGTAGAGCAGTTTGCCCGTCACCACCTTGCCCAACGGCAGCGCGTAGTCGGCCTCAGCGGCCGCCAGCTCCAGCTCGCCGCTCTGCTCAACGTCGAACGTCTCGTTGAGCGTGGTCAACGCCGAGTCTTCGCGGCTGAACTGGCATTGCTTCTCATCGGCGTCGAGCGCCGCAACCACAACCACTCGGGTTCTCACTAGAACGCTCATCGGGATCCTCCGCTACAGCTCAATGTCGTAGACGCGAATCTTGGCGCGTCGACCGCCCTTGCGCAGCGTGCTTGGGCCAAGTGATTTCTCTGGGAACAGCGAAGAAAAGTCCTCGTCTTCTCCGCCACTGCTTTCACCTTCATCGTCTTCGCCGCCGAGCGAGCTGCCCGGCATGCCCAGCACGTCGCCCTGCTGATCGTCTCCGCCTTCCTCGCCCGGCTCGCCGCCCATCTCCTCTTGCTGCGCCATCGCGTCGGCCGCTTGCTTGGCCTGGAGCCAGACCGGGTTGAGGATGACCTCGCCCGCGCCATCAGGCAGCGGGGGCAGGTCGTCTTCGGCCCGCAGCTCGTCAACCGTCTTCTTGAACTCGGATTCTTTCTTGGCCAGCTCGATGGCCTGGTCGGCACTCTTGGCGTCGATGCCGAGGAACGCGAATTCGAGGTAGGGGTCGAGCGGCCAAATGACGTGGACGTTGAGCCACGCCGCGATGTCTTTGAGCAGCGGCCGGAGCCCGCGGTCCTTGCTCGCCTTGAGCTTCTGGTCGACAGGGCTGCTGAACATCGAGCCTTGCGACTGCCCGCTGTTGCCGTATGTAAAATTGATCTCCGCCGGATCGAATTGCATGACTGCGCAGGTGATCTTGATCAACCAGTCCATCCAAGACGAATACTCCATGTCTCGGTTGTTCTTCTGAAAGTCGATCCACTGAAGCTCGTCAACATTCGTGAATGGGACACGGTGAGCGTTCGAGACGCCGCTGATCATCATCTTCCACTGACGGCGGAAGGCATCGAGCTTGGAGTCGGAAACGCTCCCCTTCATGTTCATGACGCCGTTGACCAAGCTGCCCTGGCTGAACTGGCGCTTGTTGTACTCGAAGCTCCACAGGCTGGCTGTGATGACGTTGATCAGCATCTCCAGCTCGGAGAACCCGTAGCCGTTGACGCGGATGTCGGTCCGCGGATTGCGCACGCCGAAGCACAGCTCGTGCGATGCAAACTCGCTGATGATCACTTCGTCGTAGACCTGAACGTACTTGACCTGATTCGGATCCTGTTGAGAGTCGGCGCCGGGCGGAACGTCGGCCAGCCTCATCGTCGCCGCGTCGAGCGCGTAGAACTCGGCCGGCAGCCCCTTGCGGTTGCGGACAATCTCAAAGCAGCCTTGGTCGAGGCTGATCGAGTCCCTGACCAGCTTGCGCAAAAAGGTCCGAAAGTCGTCGCGGCCGGGAGCCCATGAGACGCCCGTCTGGAGAATCATGTCCTCCAGCTCACGCATCCTGATCTTGTCCTGCTTCTTCGGCGTGGCCTTGTTGTCGCGCAAGACGACGCCGAAGCCGGGGTCGCGTGGGTCCTTCTGCCGCTGGCCGAAGCTCGACACTTGGTTGATGCGGGTCTGCAAGATTCCCGTGTAGGTGGGAACGCGGCGCGCCATCTCGCGCAGCGTCTGATAGGTCAGGCCGCTCGGTCGGTCCCGGTAGCCGAGCTGATCGATGAGCGCAAAGGGATCGTAGAGCAGCGCCTTTGGGTCATCGGTCGGCGCGTCCGGTGGCAGCGCGGCGCGGCCATCTCCGGCCGTCATCGCCATGCTACCCAGGCCTCGACTGCTCGGCTCATCGCCGCGCGCACCGGCCTTGTTGGCCTTCTCAAGCGACTCAGACACCATTCCGATGCCGCCGCCGATAACGCCGCCGATTGCGTCGGTGATACGATCTCGCAAGCCCATCAGGGCCTCCTACTTAGCGCTTGTTATCGCGCCCGTTACCCTGGTACGCCATGCGAATCGCGCTCTGGTGTTCCCCAGCTTGTCCCCCCTTGAGCACGGCTCGGGTGTAGGGGTCGTCGTCGTTGATGACGCCAATCGGCTGGTCGTCGGGATTCTGGCCCTTCTGCCAGCCGGTGGCCTTGGGCCTCATCGCGCCGGGGTTGGATGCCGCAGCTTGGTCTGGCAAAAGGCTGCTCCACGCATCGCGGAACCACTCGTCGAGCCCGCCGTTGCCCGCGTTGCCGGCGTCATCCAGCTCGATCATCTCGGCGCGGCACTGAGCGCGGGCCACGGTCTCGCGCATGTCACCACCGCGGCTGCCCTGAGCGTCGTACTCGCCCTGGTGAATGGTGCCGCCGGTGAAATCGATCCCCTTGTCCATACGCTCTTCTCGCATGCCGAGCAGGCTGTGTCGACGGTCCTCACGGATGCCCGCCGACTGGCCGCCGACCACGGCGCCGCGCTCCAGATGGTCGAGCACGGCTTGCTCGGAGTCGAGGTTGACCGAGAGATTGTTCTTGTAGAGCATGCGGTCCTCTGACATCGACTTCCCCCATCCGGGGTTTTTGTCCGCTTGGTGATAGACAGCCGTTCCCGTATCTGAATTGTGCCCGCGGATACTGAGCTTGCCGTGTGTGGGGTCGTTGATCTCCTTGGGCAGATCCTCGTACATCCCGTGGGTCTGGAACAAGTCCCCGCCAGCACCGGCCCCGCGAGCATATTTGTCGTCGAGCTTCTGTGCGTGGATCGCTGTGCCCTTCTCCGGGTCAATCAGGTGCTTGCCTGAATCGTACTCGTGATAGCTCACGCTGCCCGTGTCCGAGTTATGGGCCGCCTTGACGTGGTGCTTGCCGCCATGCTCGATCAGCTTCGGGGCCTTGCCCTCGTGTCCCAGCTCGGTCTTGCCCTGCATCGCGCCCAGCTTCTTGCCCGTCTTGCTGTGCGTGTAAGACGGATGATCTCCGCTGTGCGTCTGGTAAATCGGCTTGCCGCTGCCGGTGTGCCCGATGATCTTACCGCCACGGGTGCCCTCGCCTTCGGACTTCTTGACCTCGGGGTCGGCCATCGCCGCCTCTGAGGCCTCTCTGGCGCCGCCCACGGCCTCTTTGTGATCCTTGGCCTGCTCTACCTTCTTGGCCGAGCTGGCCGCTCCAGCGTGCGCCTGGGCCGCCTGAAGGTGTGCCAGCGCGCGGTCGCGGTGATGCTCGTGGGTGCCCTCGCCGTTCTCCTCTTCTTCGCCGGGCTTGGCCTGGCCGCCCGCGGCCGGCTTCTGGCCGGGCTGGGCCGCTCCGGGCTTGGCCGCCTTCGGGTCGGCTCCCTTGACAGCCCCGCCGGATTTCTTCTTCTGGAGCGGGTCGGCGTCGTGGCTGTAGACCTCTTTGCCGTCGGCCGTGCGGCCGATGATCGCGCCGGGTTGCGCCGCCTTCATGAGCTTGTTCATTTCGTCGATGACGTTGAGCGACTTCTTGGCCGCGGTATCAGCCAGCACTTTGAGCCCCCTATCAGTTGTTACGAACTTGCCCCTCTGCTCCTTGACCCACCCATAGGCCATCATAGCCTGTCCCATCACTCCACTGACGTCGTCCTTGTTGATCCCCTGCTTGGCTGCCTCCAAAGTGCTAGCCATCGCCCCAGTCGTTCCCTGCTGGCCCTCGGGATGCTCCCAGCCCGTCGGAACATTACCCACAGGCTCATAGGGATCCGACGGCTTGGGGGCCTCGTTACCGGCCGCCCTCGATGCGTCGTTGGCCAACTGAGTCTGATAGTCCGCGTCTTTGCCGCCGTAGGTGTGATCATCACGAGCGTCGCCGTGGATCCGTCCAGCTAGCGCGTGCATCACCGCGGTCTGGTGATGCTCTTTGCCCGCCCCCAGCGCGTGGACGGCCTGCTTGTTGTGGTATTCCTGCATCCGGTGATGGTGCGTCGCCTGGTCGCCGGAGTCTGCCCGCTTGGGCGGCTTGGCGTCCAGGTCGTGGGCTTCGTTGGTGGCCTCGTAGGCGCCGCTACTGAACGAATCCGCCGAAGGCCCGCCGCTGGCGTGACGCTTGGCTGCGTGGCCGTGCATGATCGAAGCATCGTCGTGATTGCGGGCCATCGTGTCGGCAGTCGACGCGATGCCCAGCTCGCGCGTCTTGACCGGGTCTCGCATGCGGTCGGCAATAGCCTTGTGCTCAGCCTGCTTTTGCTTGTGCTGCGCCGCCATCCGATTGCCACGCTCAATGTCTTTCTGGGGCCGAGCGGACGATGCGCGCTCAGTGAGCGCATTCGCCCGACCGCCGTGCTCCAGCCCCCCAGTCTTGGCCGCCTGCGTGTGTGCGGCCGCTGCGTCCATGTGAGCCCCCGCGCGGGACGTGTCGCCCGCATTGTGGGCCGCCAAAGCCTCGCGCTGGTGATAGATAGCGTGGGCTTTGTGCGAGCCCTTGCGTTTGGCCTTTGGGGCTGCGCCGTCGGTCTTGTAGGGGATCGTGTGCTTCGCGTCGGCCCATTTACCGCCTTTGGGGCCGATGAACGGGCCGCCGGCCTTCGCCTTGCTCAAGCTGCTCATGCTCTTCTCCGTTTCCTCAACTGACGGATGCGTGTTGGCATCATCCGATGCGTCGTCGGCGTCATCACGAGCAGACGAGTTAGTGATCGCGTCTCGGTTAGCTTCGGCCGCTTCCTCGTGAGCCTCTTGGGCCTCATCGTGAGCTTTCTCTTGCTTCCACTGGCTCATCTGATTGCCGCCGGCCGTACCGGCACTGCGATGGTCCTCGGCGAGCCGCGCGTGATGCTTGGCCGCCTTCTTACGCTTGGAACGCTCTTGCAGCTCTTGGGGGGTGAGCATCGATTTCTCGGCGGCCTCCGACGGGCCGTGCTCCGCGCTCAGCGAGCCGCCAGTATCGGCCAACTTCTTCAGCTCGTTGTAGTGCAGCCAAGCAAACATCGTGTGGGGGTGCGTCTGCTCGCGGCCACTCTCCAGCTTCACCTTCATCGATTTCTTGTTGACCTTGACGACGGTCGCGTAACCCATGACCCGCTGGAACACGCGGTCGCCGGGCTTCGCCGTAGGCACAACCGCCCCGTCGCGTATGACGAAGGGCTGATTCTCTTTGGTGAGCTGATCCATCGTCTGCGCGGCTGCCTGCTTCGACGCCGCGACCCTGGCCGATAGCACCGCGCTCTTAGCGTCACGATTCAGCTTCGGATCGTCGAGCTTGAACTTGCCCGCCTTGAACGCGGCGACCACGGCTTCATCGTAGGCCCGCGAGGCCTTGCCCGCCGCTTCCCATCGCGCGTTCTTCTTGGCGTCGTACTCGCGAAGGCCGCGCTTCGACATCCGCCCGCGCTGCACACCCGAGATCTCCATCAGGTGGGGCGACTCCGCGCCGACCACGTACTTGTAGGCGTCCTGCGAGATAGTCCACGGCGCGGAATGCGCTCGCTGCTCGACGTCAGATTTACGCTCCGCCGTCGTCGGCTCGGCCTTGGGGGCTGCTGCTTTCTTCGGGGCCGGGCTGCCGCTCTCCTCCCACGGGATCTTGTGCTGGGGGTCTTTCCACTTGCCACCGCGGGGACCGATGAACGGCCCGCCGCCCGACGCCTTGGGCTTGGCAGGCCGGTCGAATAGGCCGAGCTGCTCGGCCTTGTCCATCTGCTGGTAAATGTGCATCACCAGAGCATAGTTCTTGGCCTTGCCTTGCTCGGCCGCTGCCGCCTTGGCGCGCTTCCATCGGGCTTCGTCGCTCGCAGTCTTCACCACGTTAGCAGGCACGGGCTTGTCTCCAGACGTAAACGGTGGCCAGCGACTTGGCGATGCTCGCCACGTTGGCCTTGGCGTGCGCCTGGACCATCGCTGTGAGCACCTTGGTATCGAGCGGATGCACACCCATTGCTCGGGCGAAGTCCTTGTCCTGGTGAGCCTGGTCGACCACAAAGCTACGCAGCCGCGCGAGCACCTTCTCGCCGTCGATCTTGCCCTCGCCGCCCGATGCCGCGATGGCGCCGTCCATCAGCCGGCTCAGCTCCCAGTTGACCGCGTGCATCATGTAGCGCACGAGGCCGTCGGCGCCGACGTTGCCGGCCTTGACCATCACGTCGCCCCACTGGCGCATGCTCGCGGCCTTGACGTCTTCTAGCTGGAAGGCCGACTTGAGCGCTTGCGCGACCGTGACCTTGGGCCGAGCAAACATCGAGTCTTGGTCGCCGTGGTCAAACTTCTGCCGGTCGGCTTCTAGCGCGATCTGTTTGAAGCCTCTCGACAGCACGTTCTTCTTACCACCGGACTGGTGAAGGATTTCGAGCAGCGCGAGGGCTTCGGGCTTTCGCATCTGCGCGTCGGTCAACTCTAGCTGTCGAAGGTACAGCGAGCGGTCCGTGTCGTTGCGCTTGAACCCTTTGTTTTGCATGTCGGCGTCGGCCTTGACCGCGGCCAGCAGCGGAGCACGCAGGTCCCAGCCGGCCGACTCCGCTTGCAGGAAGTAGGGCACCGCTTGGGCCAGGTTCTCTCGCCAAGTCTGATTCATCGAATCAAGCAAGTCCGCGTTGGGGATCATGCGGGCAGCCATCACGCGCATCACGCGCTCGCGGCCGTCTTCGTTGAGCAGTTTCGTTTCACTGTTGACAAACTGGTTGATGTTGCGGTCGTCGATGATGCCTGCCCGGTGGATGGCCTCGACAAACGGCTTGCTGGCCGCAGAGTGCAGGAACGTGCCGAGCGGTTGATCGGCGGCCATCTGATGCGTCAGCACGTCGACCACGTCTTTGGTGACGAACTTGCTGACCGCCACCTCGGCTGACCTGGGGTCGAGGCCCTGCGTGAGCGCCTCATTCATGCGCCGGCCGAGCCGGGTCATCTTCTCTTTGCCTTCGGCCTTGACGCGCCTCACGAGCACGGGCTGCTTCATGCCCTTGACCTGAGCCCCGCTGAGCCCGAAGGCACGCGCGCTGCGAATCAAATGATCTTTGAGTCCGTCAGCCGATTCGCTATAGCGCTTGTAAGCTCGCTGCATGCCCATCGTGCGACCGTTGCCGCCCAAGACAACACCTTCAGCGGTGACAATCGGAGCCCCATCGATTGCCCCCGGATTCGTGTTGGCGACCATCGCCGGCTTCAGTGTGCGGGCGATGTCCTCGATCTTCTCTTGCTCGCTTCGGTCGGAATGATAGGGCCGCTCTTGCACGTCCGCCGGGTAGTCATCGCGCTTTGCAAAGCTAATCGGATCATGGCTGGCGATAAGAGAATCGGCCTCGACCACAGCCCACTCCGCGTCAAGCTCTTGGACACTGCGCCCGGTGCCTCTGAGGTAGATCGTCGTGCTGTCGCCGACCGCCGGTCCACTGGCCGCCCCCTTCATCTTGCTGGCGAGCACAAAGCCGCTGGCCTGCGGGATGATCGCGAACTCGCGGTCGGTCTTCTTGGTCAGCGCTGCCTGCTTCTCCAGCTCTTCGGCCGTCGCAGCGAAGCCCTCGATCTCGTCAAAGCCCCCGGCCCCCAGGTCGGCCATAGAGCCGCGCTTGAGCTTCGGAGCTGCCTTCTCAGGGGCTTTCGGTGCGGGGAAGCCCCGGTTCTCTGTCCCTGGCAAACGCGCCTGTGTGGGCTGCACATGCAGCTTGAGCGGTGCCGGCTTGGCCGTCGTCTTGTCCTCTTGGAGCTGCTTTCGCGTGCGGCCGCTGAGCTGCTTTCGCATCATGCGGTGCAGGTCGCGCTCTTTCAGGTGGATGGTCTTGCCGCTCTCATCGTGGCGGACCGTGACCGTGCCCTTGGCCTTGTCGTGCGACCGCACCTCGAAGTGACCGGCCTGGCCCTGGTGCTCGACCTTGAACTTGGCCCCTTGTGCCAGGTCGTCGGAGCCGACCAGCCCCTTGACCTTGTTGAGCCGATAGATGTAGCGGAACTTCGGCGGGGGGCTCGAATTGGGGATCCGTTTGATGTACTTGTGCCCGGCCGCTTTGAACAGCCCCGCGCTGGTCAGGGCCTTGAACAAGTCGAGCTGCTGCCGCTTGGGCTTCGGTGCTTCTTTCTTGGCTTCCGCCGCGGGGGCCTTGACCGGCTCATCTCCGAACAGACCGGGCTGCTTTGCCTTGCCGCCCGGATACCAGAACTCCCACTTGCCGTGGACTTCGTCGCGCTGTTTGGTGGGCCGCCGGTGGCCGCCTTCCTTGCTCTCAGGAATGGCCGTCCAGCCCTCGCCGGGGGGCTTGTCGCCGCCGGTGTAGACCGTGTTGCCTTGCTTGTCGCGGGTCTTCTTGTACTGGCCGCGCGAGCCCGCCTTGGGGGGCTTTTGGAACACGCGCATCGTGCCGCCGCCCGGCTTCTCGTAGGTGTAGACGTAGTTGCCGGGCGTGCCCTCGCGCTTGATGTAGCGGGCCTTGAGCAGCTCGGACACGTCGCCCCAGCCCGGCGCCACGCGCGAGCCGAGCGCGTGAAGCTCGTCAGGCGCTTCCTCAGCCATCCAGATCAGCTCCATCGCCGAGCTGGTAGGCCGGAGCATCAGCCGCGGTCGGAGCCGGTCAAGGTCAGCGTCGGTGACCGACTTGGTCATGTCGAGCAACTTCTCGATCAGCTCGCTCGCCTGACGCTTGCCTAGATTCGATAGGTCGGGGAGCTTGACGTCCTTCGATACTGCCAAGCTGATGATGTAGCCCCTCTGCGGATTGCTCGCATCAGCGTCACCGCTCTGTCGCGTGCCAATGTCCATCGCTGGCATCGCGGCGCGTTCCGCTTCCGCCTTGGCCTTGGCTGCGGCCGCCGCTGCCTTCGCCTTGGCCCGCTCCTCAGCGTGCGCCGGGGACAGCTCGCCCCCCACGCGCTCGACCAGCTCGGGCAGGCTCTCCTCGCTAACCTCGTAGACGTAGACGCCCTTGTAGCTATCCTTGTTGGGATAGATGCGTTGACCCCGGCCGAGACCCATAAACGCGCCTCGACGATTCCAGTCGTAGGTTCCGCCGCCGCCGACGTAAACCGTGCCCTGGAGCCTGCCAGGAATCACGCGCAAGTCTTTCTTGGTCAGCTCGTCTTCAAGATGCTGAAGCGATGTGCGCTTGTCTGGGGACAGGTGCTCCGCTGGGGAATCTTCACGCAGATCGACCTTCGTGCGGTGGACCCCCACTTCCTCGGCCAGCGCGGCCATGCCGTCCGCTGGCACCCAGAACGTGTGGAGTTGTTTGCTCCCGTAGTTGATCGCCCGGCCGCCAATGCGCTTACCGATGATCTTGGCCTTCAGCCCGGCCGGGGAGCCCCCGCCGTAGTCGTCGCCGGAAGCAAAGGCGTCGATCTCGAATACCTGCTGGCCCGGTCGCCAACTGATCTTCCAGCCCTTGGCCTTGCGGAGCTGCGCGGCCGCGGTGCGACCTTCGCGGAATGCCAACTGGGCCTTGCGCGCCTTGGCGTCCTTGTAGCGCTCTCCGATGACGTCACGGCCAGCCTTGCGCTGCTCAGCGAACGTGCGGAACCGTTGACGCGAGGCTTCGGCCTCATCGCCCGGATCGATTTCCTCGCCAGAGTCAATCGCGTCTTGGACTTCCGTCATGTCCTTGACGCCCTTCGCGATGTCGTCGCTGCCCGAGGCCTCCATCGCCTCCAGCATGGCGGCCTGCTTCGAGGCCATCGCCGTCGACTCTCTGGCTTCCTCGGGGTTGCCCGTGGTCAGCGAGCCCATCGACTGGAGCCGCTCGGCGACCTTGGCCGCCGCGGCCAACTCCATCTGGGAGTCGCCTACCAGCCAGTGCATCTCGGTGTCGGACTTGCTGCCGAGACGGTGGCTGCGACCGGCGACCTGACGGAACAACGTACCCGACCATGGGAGCGACAGGTTGATTTGCACGCGCGGTCGCTCGCCCGTCGTGTCGTGCAAGCTGATGCCTGTGCCGCCCTTGGCCATCGTGGCGACCGTGACCAGCTTGCGCCCGGCCTGGTAAGCCTCTTGCTCGTCTGAAGCCTTCTTGTTGGTCCCCCCGTGAATCTCGGCGACCTTGGTGCCACCACCAAAGGCCTTCGTCAAACGCTCGACCACACGAACGCCCGCAGGCATCTTCTCCAGCATGACGTCCAGATCGTCAGCCGCTTCCTCGAACTGGCGCGCGAGCGCAACCATCCCCATAGCCTTGGACGGATCATCCATGTCCGCAGCGGCCTCGCGCATCCGCTCAGCGCGTTTTCTCGCGTTGGTCGGCAGCGCTCTCAGGTGCTCGTGATTCGACTGAATGAAGCTCGTGTAGAACGCGACTTGCTTGCCCTCGCTGAGCGCCTTATTGCCGAGCTTGATCGCTTCCTCGACCTTTAGCGTCTCCCAGTAATTCTTGCTCCAAGACGTGTACATCGCCTTGGCCCACATGGGATCCGTGCCGGCCCGCTTAGTCGCGAACTCAACTATCTTCTCGGCGTGACTGAGCGCCTTGCGATGCTCATCCGATAGAGCGTCCTCGCCGATGACTCCGAACTTGGACGCCACGCCTTCTAGTGACGTCGTGCGTTTGATGCTCAATCCATCGACGTGCATGATGGCCGCGATGACCGCCATCGGTAGCTTGCTCGACGGGTTCTTGATCGCGGCGTAGACCGGAGCGTTGGCACGCGCGCCGGCTTGCTGCGCCCAGTGCGCGAAAGCCTGCTCGTCAGTCTCGATCTTGGTCTGGCCCTTCTTGCCCTTGATGTCGCCTTCGCTGATGTCCTCGCCGATCAAGTGATCCCACAGGCCGAGCTTCTTGAGGTAGTTCATGTCGACGACGTTGGTGAACGGCGTCGCGCTCATGTACAAAACCTTGTCGGCCTTGTCCTGAATGTCCTTTCCGCTTTGCGCGCGAGGCGAAGCGTGGTTGGCCATGTTGTGCGACTCGTCAAACGCGATGGTGTCCCACGTCCCATCGAACAGCTCAGGCCGATTCTCGCGGAGCGGCTTGCCCGGCTTGTCGTCACGCGCCTCTGCCTTGGTCTGAGGCGCACGCATGATCTCGCCATTCTCATCGAGCTTGACGCGGGTCAGATCATCGTAGCCAACGATATAATAGCCGTCCTCAGTGCTGCTCAGGTCTTCGAGTCCACGCAACTTGATGTTGTAGAGCCCGGCACCGGTCGGGCCTTCCCACTGCTTCCTGAGCGTCTGCTTGCCTGACGTCGGCACGACAATCAGATTGCGCTTGCCGCCACGCGCGACCATTGCAGCCAATGCCACGTTGGTCTTACCGAGCCCGGCGTCGTCTTGCAGTAACGCGCCGTCGCCGTCCTTCCACGCGCCCAAGATGCGCCGAGCACCCTCGGCCTGGTGTGGGAACAGCCGCTCAATCTTGCCGGTGACCTTGCCCGAGCTGTCACGCAACGGCGCCGGATTCGGGAAGCTCTCAATGTTGGCTGCCAGCTCCGGCAGCCTGTCCGCGTCTGGCCACAGGTCGGGGTGCAGCGCAATGGCCGGAGACTTGCCGAAGTCGACGACCGGGGTCTTCTTGCGACCGTCGGGCGGCTCTTCGGCGTCGGATGCTGCGGAAGTTAGCTCTTGTCGGACGTCTTTGCTGGACTTCGCATTTGCTGCCTGGCGTCGCGCTGACGTTTCCGCTGCAACATCACTCGGTCCACTAGGGCGCGGTCCTCGTCCACCAGCTCGTCGTATCCCGGTATCCACGGAATCACCCGCGGCACCGCCGTCTGCTTTGGTCTTTGCTTTGGCTTGGCCACTGGGGCCTCCCTTCGCTGGAGCCGCTACCGGCTCTTGGGGATCGGTGTGATGCTCCCAACCGCCCCCCTTCTTAGGATAGCGGTATTCTGCCTTACCGCCAACGTAGCGCTTCTGAGCGCCTGGCACCTTGCTCTTGAATCCCATCCACGCGCCCGCGGCCGGACGCGGACCGGTGGCCGGCTTGGCCGCTGGCTTGGCGGCTGGCTTGGCCGCGGAACGCGCTGCGGCCGCTGCCTTCAGCCGGGCATTCTCGGCCCGCAGCTTGGCCAGCTCGGCCATCTGAGCGGCCAGCGCCGGGTCGGCCTCGGGCTTGGCTGCCGGCTTGGGCGCCGGCTTGGGCTTGGGTGCGCCGCCGCCGAACAAGCTGAGCTGCTCGGCTTTCCGCAAGTCGATGACCAAGCGGCGACGGCTCTTGCCGAAGCCGAGGCCAAACAGTCCAGGCACCATGCCGACAATCGCGCCGACAAATATGCCGACGATGCTCGACGCAGTCTTGATCCGGCTCTCCGTCTTCTCACTGATGGCGCCGCTCGTTTCCTCTTCGCTCATCCCTGGAATCTTGGAAATCAGCCGGTCAACTCCGCTCTCCGAGCCCTTGCCGAACGAATCGCTGATCGCGTTGCCGATGCCGGGGATCCACATGGCCCCGATGCCCAGCGACGCCATAGATTTATCGATGCCCGCCCCGGCGAGATACATGACGAAATTGTCTAAGAAACCGAACACGAAGCTGCCCGCGCCGCCGCTCAATACCGCTCGCATAACGGCCTTGGTCTTGGAAGGCTGCGACTTCTCCCCAGCCGCTTTCTCAGCAGCTCCTACCAGGGCCGTCTCGCCCATCTCATCGCCGGCCGCCTTCAGCTCGGTCTCGGCGAGCTTGATCAGCGCCGGGTCCTTGGCAGCCCTCCGCACAGCCTGGTTGACCGTGTTCTGGTCAGGCTTGCCTTTGACGTCGCCCAGCGCGGCCTTGGCCGCCTTTTGCACTTCAGGCTTGCCCGCCAGCTCCTTTGCCTTGGCCTGGAACTGGTCGTCCAGGCTCTTGGCTGTGCCAGCGGCCGCTTGCTTGAGCGCCGCCTTAACCTTGTCCGCACCGTGTGCCGACAAGGCTTGCTGGAGCATCTTCTGAAGCTCGGGCGGGATGTCGGGCAGCTCTCCGCCGGCATCCTCGCCGGACGCGCCGGACGCGCCGGCCGTCTCGACCGCGCTCTCGGCGTCCTGGGCCGCACTGACGGCGTCCTCGTGCTTGTCTGCATCTGACACGATCTGTGCGCTGCGGGCCGCCCCAGCGTGCGCGAGGGCCGCGTGGGTGTGCTTTAGCGACCGCTCCTTGTGGTAGTCGTGGCTGCCGGGCTCGTCTTGGGCTTTGCCACCACCCTCGCCGCCGACGGGCTCCCACTGGCCCTCGCCGACCTTCTTGAACTTGTGGCCGCTCCAGTCGCGGATCTCGCCGACCTCAGCCTTGGCCCCCTTCTCCAGCGACTTCTGAATGATGAGCCTCTCGCCCTCGCGGCCCACCCGCCGGTCGAACCGCTGCTCGGCCGTCTCGCGGTAGAAGGACATCGCGCGCCGGCCCAGCTCGTTGCGGAGGGCCAGGTCGCCTGGGGCGAAGGCCCGCAGAAGCTGTACCAGTGACTTGCGGAACACGAGCGCGTTGGGGGACTGGGCCAGCTCTCGGAGCTGCGTTTCGAGCTGGCGGCCGATGTCGTAGCCGAGCCCCAGCCCCTTGGTCACCGAAGCCGGGTCGCGGAACAGCCCCTCGCCGCTCGGGACTATGGGCTCCATCCGCTCTTGAGCCGGGCGGGTCAGCTCGGACATTCCCGACGTGCTGATCCCCACGTCAGTCCGCAGATTCCGCCGGCCGAGCAGCAACCGAGGGCCTTGACCGGGGATGCGAGACGAGCCAACTCCCGGTGTGAACATGGATTTCTTCATCCTAGTATCCCCAGGTCGTCGGCATTTGGCGCGGATTCGTTAGGCTTCCAACTATCGGCCGCACGATACTCTGCGGAATCCCCCTTGACAACATTCTTGAATCCGGCGTCGTAACTGCGGAATTTGAACAGCGCATCGAGTCGCTTGATTTCCTCTAGCGCCCGGACGGCCCGGTCGTTGTCACCGTGGTCAAATGACCGTTCCGCATAGTCGCGCAGCATAGAGCGGACTCGGCCCATGTAGCTGTCCGCTGTGAGCATATCAATGG